CTAGTTGAAGATTGGTTGATTTTTTACAATACAACTAGATTAAAAAACAGGAAAAGGTGATTTCCTCTTCCTGTTCTTTGTCATGGTTTTTTATTTTTTGTGCACTAAATGGGGTTCACTTCAGATGACACCGGTTTTTGTATGAGATAATAAGATTGCCGCAGGGATGGTATGTTCCCTATCCTCTGCGGTATCCGGGTGAAACAAAATAGATGAAAGGAGCTTTACTTGTTATCAATTGATGATCTTGTAAATAAGCGAAAAGAGCTTTGGGAAAAAGACAAAGACAGCAAAAGGGATAAGGAGCTTATAAACGCAATAGCAAGAAAAATCCTTGAAACAAAGGAATTGCGGGAAGCGGTGCAAAAAAAGCCCTATTTGCTCATAGAGTGTTGCTTTTCTGTGGTTAACAAGGAAAGACAGAGTGTTCCCTTCTTTTTAAACGAGGTCCAGAGGGACTTTTTGGGCAAAATCGAGACACTGGGTCGGCAAAAACCCTTTTTTATACTAAAGGGAAGGCAACAGGGATTTACCACTGTTATCACCGCTATTCAGCTGAGCTATGCCATAGTTCAAAGGAATTTTTCGGGATTTACCATTGCCGACAGGGATGATAACACCAAGTCTATTTTTACAGACAAGGCAAAATCAATGTACAATTCTCTGCCAAGTATCCTAAAGCCTACAGAAAAGTTCAATTCAGTAAACGAATTATACTTTGACAAGCTAAATTCCTCCTGGCGTATTGCATCGGCAAGTGCGAACGTAGGAAGAAGCCGCGCTCTTTCCTTTATTCACTTTTCCGAGGCCGCCTTTTATAAATGCTCAATCGGAGATTTGCAAAAATCCATTTCTGAGGCAGCAACAAAAAACGCCCTGTGTATTTATGAAACAACCGCCAACGGCTTTAACGAAGCAAAGGCGCTTTGGGACAACGGCTCCTGCCACAATATTTTTTACGAATGGTGGAAAACAAGGGAGTACGTGTCCACAGAATACGATTATTTGGAAAATTGCGACAGCTGGCTAAAGGAAAGATTACATATGCTGAAGAAAAAGGGGCTTAGCCGTGAGCAGCTTGCCTGGTACGCTAAAAAGTATTCCTCTTACATTGACAAAAGCTCAATAAAGCAGGAATATCCTTGCTCCGCAGAGGAGGCTTTCATTGTTTCCGGTGACTGTATTTTCGACAAGGAGGCTATTGCCAATTATTTGAGTAATTTCAACGTAAAATCGACACAGGGTCGCTTTAATTACAAAAAAAGCTTAACCCCTATATACAATGACGCCGGGGAAATTATCGCTTGTGAAAAAAGGATCAACAGTATCGAATTTATAGAAGATAAAAATGGCTTTATAAGTATTGTGGAAAATCCGTATTTTTATGAAAAGGACGGATACATGCATCAAAAGCCCTATGTAATCGGTGCTGATACAGCCGGTAGCGGTGAGGATTTTTTTACTGCCAAGGTGATTGACAACACAAATGGGCGGTGTGTCGCCACTGTGCGAAAGCAACACATTGATGAGGATTTGTTTGCAGAGCAGCTTATTGCTTAGGGAAATACTACAACAATGCGCTTATTGGCGTTGAAATCAACTACTCTCGCCATCCTGTCAACGTGCTTCTGGAGCTTGGCTACAATAATCTTTACCGTCAAAGTAGCTCAAGCGGTGGAGCAAGCCGCCCCGGATTTCATACAACCGTCTCAACAAGACCTATAATTATTTCAAATCTTGTTGCTATAATGCGTGATAACCTGGAATTGGAGACTGACAAAGAAACCTTGAAGGAATTAAGCACTTTTATTAAGCATCCGGGAGGGAAAAGTGCCGCTGCGAACGGAAGCCATGACGATTTGGTTATGGCAAGTGCAATTGCCCACCAAATTGGGCAAGATTATGACCACGAAATTCAAATAATCGACACAGGGTCAAATATTTTAAATAATTCATTTAGCATACCTGAACAGCAGGAATACGAATTTATGGAGTGGTAAAATGACAAAAAACAAACAAATCAAGGCTATAGTGGAGCGTATTGATAACCTGGAAAGAGAGTTTACCCGCGTTCTCAATGCTCTTGACTCCGACACAGCTTCGCAGTTATCGTACGAGGAGGTGATAGACCTATGGCTGAATGGCAAAAATCCAACTTAAATAGCGAAACTCTTCTTTGGAGCTTGTACCAGGAGGGGCTTAGCTATCAAGACTCAATTGGCTTAAGGCACACTATCCCCACCTCTATTGACTTTTATGAGGGCAGGCAGTGGCCACCTGCCACCGAAAGCACGAAAAATCTTCCAAGACCTGTAATTAATGTTGTGAAAATGATTTGCAGAAGCAAAAAATCAAGTATTCTCTCTACCCCCGTGAAAATTTTGTATAAATCATACGATTCACAGGCGGATATGGACAAGCTCAACAGCTTTGCAGAATTTATCCAAAACGAGCTAAACCAGGAAGGACTTGACAAGCTGGCAGTTGATGACGGAATTAAGAAGGGCTCTTATTTTTTCCATTATTATTGGGACAAGGATGCAATCAGCCAATTTGGAAGATTGGAGGGCGGGGTCCGATGCGAAATTATCGACCCGTTAAACATTTTCTTTGCTAATCCAAGAGAGCTTAACGAGCAAAAGCAAAAATGGATACTTATATCCTCCCATGTAGATGCGCCGTTTATCTATGAAATTTGTGATAGGGAGCAGCAAAGCACCTTAAAAGCATTGCAAAATAGCGACTCCCTTGCAAACGGCACGGAGAAAAAGGGCAAAACTACTCTTCTCACAAGATATTTTCGCATAAATGGTGAGGTGTGGTGTGAAAGAGCAACAAGATACGCCATAGTAAACAAACCTTTTAAGCTATCTCCCAGCAAGGATTACCTTGAACTGCTTAAAAGCGACCAACAACAAACAGTTTTATCAGCGCAAGTTGAAAAACATACAGCCAATAGCTGTAAGGTTGATTACTTAAGCAAATATAACAAAAAGGTTTGTGCAGTTGCTTCTCTTTACCCGATTGTATGCGGATATTATGATAAGCGGGAAGGATCAATCTACGGCATTTCCGAGGTTGAAGGACTAATTCCGAACCAAAAAGCAATAAATTTCAATATAGCAATGAGCTTATTGAATGCACAACAGTGTGCCTGGGGCAAATACATTGCTCTGCCAAATGCGCTAAAGGGTCAGAAAATCACCAATTCGCCGGGTCAAGTGCTTATTGACCACTCGGGAACAGGAAACGGCATCAAGAGAATGGGGGAGGAAAGCCTTTCAAGCGTTCCCGTTTCCGTCAGCGAGACCTTAATGGAGCTGACAAGAACCTTTACAGGCTCAAGTGAGCTATTGTCAAGTGAAACAATAGGCTCTAATATGTCAGGCGTTGCTATTGCCCAGCTTCAAGCACAGGCAGAGGTTCCGATTGAGGAGCTTCGCTCAAATTTCATTGAAGTGAAAAAGAAACAGGGCCTGGTTCTTGCACAATTTATAAGGCTATATTACTTTGATAAGGAGTTTATAAGAAAAACAAGAGACAAATGCGGAAGGGAATGTGAGATTTGCGACCAATTTTCCTCTAAGGAATACGAAAACACAATCTTTGATGTTATGGTAGAAGCAACAAGAGGATCAAAAGCCAGCATCACATCCGATATCAATCTATTGAATACTTGTTTGCAAAGCGGAAAAATTTCTCTTGAGACATATATCAAGGCATATCCCGAGGGTGCAATCAGCAACAAAAGCTCAATTTTGAAGCAAATTGAAGCAGAAAAAAACAGCGAAATTGAACAATTACGAAAGGAGCTTGAAAGGTGCAAAAATGGAAAAACACTCGACCCTGTGTCGATAATTTAAAGTTTTCAACATTTTTGCGTGGAAAATTTCAATGAGCGATAATTTTAATGAAAATGTTGTAAAAAACATTAAAAAAACGAAAATTTCAGACACTGGGTCCAGGATTTACGCTGAAAATCAAGCAATTTCTTTGGAAAATAGCGAAATCAAGGCAAAAAGCGAGGATTTTTCCCCGAAAACTGATGCTAATACGTAAATCCACTTAGAACACAACCAAATTCTAGCATAAACCGCCAAAGTGATGCATCAAATGTCAAAAACAGCCCGAAAAACGATGAAATTAGCAGTGGCGAGCCGACAAGCGGCCTCAAAGCCTCTGAAAACAACGAAAATAAGCCTGAAAACAGCTATAGCAACGAAAAAAGCTTAGACAGTAGCCGAGAAAGCGATATAGCTCCTAACAAAGCAAGTGATTTGGTGCATTTTTTCAATGAAGCAAGCGAAAACGAGCTTAAAAGCAGCTTTCCAACCGTAAATGTAGCTGAGCTAAAGAAAAATAAGGAATTCGGTTCACTTTTACGAATAATTTTGAAAAGCCCTTCCCTTTCAGACATTTACGCATGCTATAGCTCAATTATCAGTCAAACTGAGGAAATATCAAGACAAAGGCTTGCGCAAGCCTTGGCAAATGCCGATAGCAGCGTTGGTTCGTTAGCTTCAACCGAGCAAGGAAGCGCAGTATATTTTACTAAGGAACAAGTGCTGAAGATGAGCCCGGAACAAATTAAGAAGAATTACCAACAAATAAGGGAAAGCCAGGGAAAATGGTGACAACGCTCACAGAGAAATAGCGGTTTCCCTACCGTTTCAACGAACAACATTTTTAAATGTTTTGCGGCTTACTGCAATGATTGCTGCAGCATTGTGCAATCGAACCATATCGTGCTTTTACAGTGCATCAGCATCTTTAGTTCTCGCATCGTAAAAGTCGCTTCCTTATTTGTGACTTACCAAACATATCGTTGACAAATCAACCATCAATTTTGGATACCTTCGGAATTTTGCAGTTAAATTGTTGCCTAGTCAACCATTTATTGGAATTTTTGATAACTTTTGCAACATTCACAGTCGAATTAGTTGACACATCAACATTTTTGTCTACTTTTTTGATGTTTTTACGTAAAAGCACCGGGTTTAGTTGATTTGTCAACATTATAAATAAACTGTTAGTAACGCCTGCCGATAGCACTCCTCTTATCTTTTCCGCAAAAATTTTAAAGGAGAATATTTATGGCATACACAAATTTTATCCCATCAGTATGGGAGGAATCAATTAACAGAGAATTGGAAAGGGTCTGTGTCTTTGCTGAGGACTGTAACAGACAGTATGAGGGCTCAGTGTCCAAAAAGGGCGACAGTGTCCATATTTTGGGCGTAGGTAAGCCGACAATCAAGTCAATTGAACGTGCAAATGCAAGCGGTGAAATTGATGAAGCAGAGGAAATCAGCGACACCTCTGTAATACTCAATATCAGCCAGATCAGATACTTCAACTACAAGGTTGGCGATATTGATAAGGCACAGGCAGTGGGCGGCTTAATGGATGCGCTTTCCGCCGAAACAAGTGAAGGCTTGGCAAACGAAATGGATAAGTTTATCGCTAATATGGCAACGGATTCCAGCGTTAAAAAGCTTTCTGAAACACCTACAATTGTAACCAAGGACAACGTGTTGTCTGTGCTCGATGATGCTATTCAAATGCTTCAGGAAAATGATGTAAATATGGCATCAGGCATTACAATTACCATTTCTCCGCGCTTTTATAAGCTTTTCAAGCAAGCCTATACCGCAAAGGATACTGATAATTCATCTGCGCTTAAAAACGGCAAGGTGGCAATGTACGGCAACGTTACCGTTAAGCTTTCAAACAACGTGGCAAAAACAGATTCCGATACAGTTGATAACATGATGATCAGAACAAAGCGCGCTATTGCCTTTGTAAACCCATTGACACATACTGAGGCATACAGACCGGAGAAGTCCTTTGCTGATGCTGTAAAGGGCTTTGCGCTTTTCGATGGCAAGGTTGTACGTCCAAAAGAGATTATCAATGTTAACGTTAAGTACGCGTAAGCTTTAAAATGGCAGAAAGAGGGACACAGTTCCCTCTTTTTTGCTGTTTTGGCGTGTCGTAAGGCGGTTTTATGGCAAGATCGTTAGTTTGGCAGGCAAGGATAAGAAAACCAAAGAACACGCGAAAAGCAGCCTGTATTCGCGCCAAGCGTGTTTTGCCACAAAACACACAATTGTGACAAACAGTAATCAAGTGACCGTTTTTTCTTCTTGAAACCATTCGTAATATGCAAAAATCGAGAAAATATATTCAAATTTGAAT